TTACGACTAATGAGAAAATAGCAGTATTTGATGAGAACGTAGCAGGAGTGTGAGCATTAGATACTGCAGTCGCCGCTACACCACCGATTGTAGCTCCTGTAATAGAAGCTTCTGAAGCAACAGATACTACGTTAGTACACACAAGCACTACTAGTCTATCCGCAGCAGCCGTACCGATATTAGTAGAAGTGAATGTATAGTTGTTGGTTTCAGTAGCCGAAGATACTCTACCAATATAGGTAAGAACCGGCGCACTGCCAACGAAAGGGAGATAATTAAACATTATGTTCTGTACCCATAAATCTTGATCTTAGCACCCTTAGCACCAGTACCCGCAGTATCAATGTCGAATGTGATTTCAGCATCATCTGCAATAGATGAGTCTGCAATTGAGGTAGCCGTAGTCGCTGTAGTTGAAGTCTTTTCGTTAGCATCAATAGAAAGCTTGTTAGCTCCTAGGATTGAAGACCCTCCTTCGTTAATATCGAATGTAGGATTACCTGATGAAGACACAGTGCTCAAAGACGCACGGACATCAGTTACAGTGAAAGCATAAGGAGCACGAACTGTAAGCTTAGCAGTACCAGTTGTAATCGATGTAGTTTCATCGCTAATAGCATATTCCCAACATTCCAAGGCTCTTAGTACACCACCAGAGAATGATAGGTTATTACCGATTGTTACAGCAGTCCATGTGCTTGCACCTGAACGATAGTACAGGGTGTTAGTACCGCTTAGAGCTTCAAGAGCAGATAGGTCATCCGCAAGAGCTAGAGTTGGGTTACCTGAAACACCATTACCGTTAGTTACAGTGATACCAGCAGCAGGACCGGTTAGAGTTCTACCTGTGAATGTATCAGCAGCAGTCTGAGTTAGAAGACCGTTAGTGTTGTATGCAGCCAATGCAGTAAGAGTTGCATCAGACTGTTGAGCACCAAGAGTTGTTCTAGCGGTAGCCGCATCACTATCATCTAGAAGTGTTCTAGCGAAGGATGTTAGATCATAGGCAGCAGCAGTATCAACACCAGTGAAATAGATAGCCTTATCAGCAGCAGTTGTTACACCCGCCATAGCAGCTAGAGTAGCGTCTAGAGAAGCAGTTACAACAGATAGTGTACCACCAGTGAAATCCAATGAAGCATGTAGAGTTACAGGACTCCAAGTGTCAGCAGCAGATAGGTAGTAGAATTTATCAAGTGTAGATAGACCAGCTAATGAAGTTAGTCCTGCATCTGAAGCCTGTGCTCCAATTGTAGTTCTTACAGTAGAAGCATCTGCATCATCAAGGATTGTCTTAACGAATGTAGATACGCCTAGAGTTGTTAGCTGATCAGAGGCAGTTGCATCATCGAGCAGAGCACGCCCAGCAGCCGTCAAATCGGCCGTTGTGAAGGTGTCTGAGCCTGTTGCATAGATCAGCTTGTTAGCGGCTGTAGAAACCGCTGCTAGAGCCGTTAAAGTGGCATCTAGAGGCTGGAATCCAGTCGTAGTTCCGACCAGCACCCAAACCGCTGCATTGTCCGTTGCATCAAGACAGATATACGCCTTGTCATTTGTAGTATCCAACCAGTGTGAACCTACAACATACCCACCATCTGTATCATCTGTAGCTACAGGAGCAGTTGTAGCACTCACATTATGAATACCCCCAAACCCACCTTGAGATACAGGTAGAATACCTGTAGTTGAGGTAGTTAGACTGATCTTAGGACCTTCACCAGTTGTACCATCATGAGCGTGTCCTGATGTTTCATGGAAGGCGTCTCTTAGCTGATTGAATTCAGCATTGATTGGTCCAGCCTCAATAGTGTTGCCGGTAACAATGTCAGCGGCAGATTGGCGTGTATAGCCTGTACCCATTAGTTTCTTCCTTCTACTTGGTATTCAATGTTGAAACCGAAGATCGAGTGAGAAGCTTCAGTTCCTGAGGTTGTGAATGATAGTCTAATTGAGAAGAAACTACCTTCAACATTCTTAAATGCTACAGGGGTTAGAATACCTCCATAAGCTGTGCCCGGATCACCATACACGTAATCAGGGTCATCATAGACAGGTGTATCACCTTCAATTACAATGCTGTAACCAGCAGGATTAAGGACTGTAGTAAGCCCCCAATCAAAGTCTAGCGTTAGGTTAACTCCTAGATTACCTTCACCGTTAACGAAAATGTTGACCACATGAGCTACCTTACGTACTTCAGTGTCACCAAGGTCTAGGTACGGAGTTGAATAGGCTGAAACCATGTCATCCCCATTCAAACTAGAACCAGTCTCCTGTCTATATACACAACCATCATAATCTCCATGAATAACAATTTCTTCACCTTGAACATAGGCTGATGTAGCACATGAAGCTCTAAATCCTAGTAACTCTCCAAATTCCCAACCGTTCTGTTGGTCGGCAGTTCTAAGAGCACCGATGATACCTCTACTGTCATTAGCAGAGAAGTTATCACCACCGAATAGCATTCTGAATTGTGACTTACCTCTGATAGCTACAGTATTAACATCAAACCCAACGTTACCTGTGATACGGTTCTTAATAAGATTGTGGATTTGCTTAGATACTGTTTCTAGCTGAACGTCACCGATCTTATCAGTACCGGCAATCGGTCTGAAACCATCGGGAGCGATAAATAGAAGATCACCACCAATTTCAATAACACCATCACGAGATAGGCACCCGATGTTGTTAGTAACGTCCTTAACTAGGAAGCCAGCAGTTTCATCCGCTACCATACGCTTGATGTTATTAGTTCCGAAGACATACAGGTTATCACGGAAAGGCTTGATAGTTACAACAGGGAACCCTACAACCGCTTGACCCGCTCCATTAGCAAAGGTCCAGTCATGGAAGGCATTAGGAGCAGAGTAAGCTACGTTACCTGTAGAGTTGTTCACTAGGTCGTATGAAAGGTGTAGTGATCCGCCAAAGAACGAACATAGCGTTGGAGCATCCAGTGCTTGAGCCCCACCGGCATGGTCAAGATCAGCACCAGTATCAGCGCTATCAATAAAGACCCAATCAGTACCGTCATATAGAACAGCATTGTTAACTCCATCTACAATGCATAGGTAGTTGGTGAAACCATCATTACCTACGTCCCAACGAAGCTTATCGACCGTAGCCCCACCTAGGATAAAGTAGTGTGTTAGACCTGTTAGGATCGGTTCCCAGCCTGTTCCACTCTCGTATCTCCATAGAGTGTATTCATCAACACCTAAGTCCTTACGAGCAGCGATAACTTCCCATGATCCTGTAGAAGTGTTGAAGAACTGGATTAGACCGAGTACTTTACCTTCTGCTAGACCTACACCTACTTCAGCAAAGGCAGGGTCATAGGCTTCATACCCATTAATACGTCTATAACCACCAGATAGACCCACTTCATAGTTAACTAGACGTGTGGCACTACCCGGCTTGTTCATTGATAGATTTAGGTAGTTCTGAGTACTATCTAGGCCACCCTCACAGATAACTCTAGTAGACTGAATCTTATCTGGCATTTGTTATCCTTAACGTGTGTTCCAATACCAACCATCGATTGGAATTGCTACTTGTCCATATCCTCTGCGACCTGCAATAAAGCCTGATCTAATACGATCTTCCTTGTTGATTAGGATAGAACGCATCTGATCTAGATGCTCCTTAAACTTCTGTTCCGCCAACTGAGCACGTTGCGTGTTGTCTCTAAACATGTAGAAGTGATACAACGCACCTTGGATGATAGTTTCATCAAAATTAGTTGGAATAATAGTCTGATCATTGTAAGCAGATAGAGCAGTGTTAATAGCCCAATAATCATAAGCAACAGTATAGGCTTGATCAGGTGAGGGACTGACACCGAAGCCAGAACCATGCTTCTCAAATACGAATAGCGGAATAGAAATACCATCAGCACCGGAATCTAGGTCCACTTCCTGTAATACCTTGTGCCATGTATCTCTTGAAATGAACTGCAAGGCTGTTGTATTAACGTTTAGCGCATCATCCTTCACAACATAGAATGATCCCCAATTCGGTAGCTTCAAGTTAGTAGGCCATGCGTATTCTTCCTGACCCACAACGAGCAACTGAGTTGTAGATAATGCTTGGAAAGGCCACTTGTATTCGGCCTGTGAAATCGTAGAGATAGAAGCGTTAATAGCGTCCTTAGCCATAGCTTGGACGCCTCTAGCAGACGCGAAGTCTGACTCTTCAATAGTTACCTCATTCAATCTGCGTAGGAGATTGTTTGTAAGGTTTAGGAATGTAGTATTTGCCATTATTCTCCCCTTGTTAGTGGCTTCTAGTAACTAGTACAAAGAAACCTACTAAATAACAAAAAGAGGGCAGAGTGAATTGATCACTCCACCCTCCATTGTTAACAGATTATGTTAGGTTTGTTAGAAACCACCACCGGTCTTAGAACCAGTATTAGTTTTCCTATCACCATTACCCGAATTAAATTTCTTCAGGTATTTCTTGGTGTACTGCTTCTTTGGGTCGGTTGAAGAAGGGTCAACACTAATCTTAGTTCCACCGGCAGTGTTAACGAGAGTAGCGGTTTTACCCTTCTTCTTGATAGTTTTCTTTACGCCCATTTTTAGAAGCTAATTAGCTCTTTAGAGCAGCTAGACCCGGTCTACGGGTGTCACGTACATCACCAAACAATGCCCATACTCTAAATACACCACCAGTGTTGGTAGTTGTTAGAGAAGCGATCAGAAGATCAAGGGTATCAGCAGTGTTACCAACTACCACCGGCTGGTAGGCAGCAGGCTGTTGTGCATAATCACCAGCTACAGCAGCTACAGCATCAAAACCGTCAACGAAGACGTCAACGTCAATACCAGTAACACCAAGGTCAAGAGTTAGGACAGTTGATCCTGAGTTAGCAGTGATTACTTCGATACCGGCTGCAATAATCACTGACTGAGCAGGGATTGTGATAGCCTGAATGATATCAGCAGCAGCTAGGGCAGAACCCTTGGCAGTTGCAGCTTCACTAAGATCGATAGTTACTTCGTCATAGTGTAGAGGGAAACGTACTGAATGCACGCTAGGGGCAAGGCCTGAACCAGCGGCAGTAGCAAGAGTTGTAATTGTAGCCATTTTTTAATGTTCTCCTATTACTTGCTTACGTTCCAAATAGCTCTCATCAAGCCTTCTGGACGGAGAATCTTACGGCCATACACGTGCATACCTCTGAAGATATCACCGAATGTGTCCTGCGCTCTAAGTGTTTCAGTCTTTGTCAGTTGCTGAGCAGTAGCTACAGCAGACATGTGACCCGCTACAACAACACCGTAGTTCGCGTTTGAACCTGAAGTGTTAATTGTACCAGCACCAGTACCAAAAGTGGCAAGGTTGTTTGACTGATACATCTTGAAGCCACGAACAGTGTCACCGTTAAATAGCACACCGTTTGACTTGTTCATGCCCGGTGAACTCTGATAGTCACGGTTCATGAACTTGCTGTCTTCGTCGCCTAGAAGTTCAAGGAAAATAGGGTCAACTACAACCCAACGGTTTTCCTTATCAACGTTCTGTTCGTTTAGAAGACGGTCAAAACGTGCAAGTAGTTCTAGTGGAGTGGCGTCCTTAGTACCCTTAACGCCAAGAGGGATTGAGTTTGTAC